ATGGCTATCGAAACTTTTCCCTGGTCGATTCAGTCGGCCAGTCAGCCCACAACCAAAAGCACCGACACGATCCGCAAGGTTCAGTTTGGCGAAGGTTATACGCAGATTAGCGGCTCAGGGCTGAACAGCGAGACCCTGACCTACGAATATTCCTTTACCGGGCGACCAGATCTGGGACTGCAGATTTATGCTTTTCTACGGCGACATAAAACAAAATCCTTTTCGTTTAAGCCGCCATTTGGGGAGCTCGCCTTATGGCGGGTTGAGGCTGACAGCCTTCAGAAGGTCATAAAGAGCAAAACGGTAATGACAATTACTGCAACCTTTGAACAGGCTTTTGCGCCATGATTAACAGCGATTACCAGAAACTCGAGCCGGGCGATACAGTCCGGCTTTTTTCTGTCGACGGCACGGCATTCGGCGTGGGGGAGGTAATGCGCTTCCACAGTCACAGCATTCCCCATTCTGAAGCTGAAATACTTGCCGCCGGCGGTAATGAATCAAAACTGGCAGCAAAAAGCATCTGGTGGCAGGGTCTGGAATATAAGGCCTGGCCGTGCGAGATTGAGGGAATAGAAAAATCGACGGGTGGCGAAAGTGCGCAGCCTGTCCTTCGTGTTGCCAACCTTGATGGTTCTATCACGGCGCTGTGCCTGGCGTATGACGATATGCTGCAGGCGAAGGTCTCGATCCATGACACGCTGGCGCAATACCTTGACGCACGTAACTTTCCCGGCGGAAACCCGACCGCAGATGCCACGCAGGAAAAACTGCAGATCTGGTATATCGACTCGAAAACCTCTGAAACCAACGAGGTGGTAGAGTTTGCGTTATCCAGCCCGATGGATTTGCAGGGGCTGATGATCCCGACACGCCAGCTTCACTCCCTCTGCACCTGGTGTATCCGTAACAAATACCGTACCGGTGATGGCTGTGATTACGCCGGGACGCGCTGTTTCGACAAAAACAATAATCCCGTGGATGACCCGTCCCGCGATGAATGCAACGGCACACTGACCGCCTGCAAACTGCGGTTCGGTGAAGGTAACGAGCTGCCGTTCGGCGGCTTCCCAGGCACTTCTTTGATCCGGAGCTGACATGCGCAAGAAGACCATTGAGGCCATCATTGCCCACGCTGAATCAGAATACCCGCGGGAGTGTTGCGGGGTGGTGGCGCAGAAAAGCAGGGTGGAAAAATATTTCCCGTGTCGCAATCTCGCAACTGAACCCACTGAACATTTCCACCTTTCACCGGAGGATTACGCCACGGCGGAAGAGTGGGGCACGGTCACCGCCATCGTGCACAGTCATCCCGACGCCACCACACAGCCGAGCGAACTGGATAAGGCGCAGTGTGATGTGACGGCGCTGCCCTGGCATATCGTCAGCTGGCCGGAAGGTGATTTACGGACCATTATGCCGCGGGGGGAAATTCCACTCCTGGAGCGCCCGTTCGTGCTGGGCGTTTACGATTGCTGGGGTCTGGTGATGAGTTACTACCGCCAGACGTACGGTATCGAGCTTGCGGATTACCGGGTGGATTATCCCTGGTGGGAGGATCAGTACCCGGATAACTTTTACCAGGATAACTGGTACGAATGCGGGTTCCGGGAGTTTACCGGTGCGCCGCAGCAGGGCGACGTGGTGATTATGCAGGTTCAGTCGAATAAGTGGAATCACGCCGGAGTATTGCTGGAAGGCAACATGCTGCTTCACCATCTGTACGGGCATCTCAGCCAGCGGGTGCCGTACGGTGGTTACTGGATGGAGCGAACCATGAAAATTCTTAGATATAAAGGTGTTATTTAGCTCAAAAACTTTATATCTCAGCGTTGAGATTCATCTTATGAATGCTAGGATGTTTCCTATTGCAACGTAAGGAAACAAAACATGAAAAAGATGTTCGTGGCTGGGCTCACTATTATGTTACTGGCTGGCTGTTCTGTAAAAAAAGACATGATACCTATGGGCGGAAGTAAAGCCGATGGTACAGTTCGCATGGGATATACGGTTGGACAGTTTGAAAAACCTATAATTGACATTAATCAGGCCGCTACATTAGCGGCTCAAAAATGTAAAACTTGGGGTTATGAAGGGGCAGAAGCATTTGGTGGACAAACATCCCATTGCGCACAGACTGATGGATGGGGAACATGTGTTTTAGCTAATGTTTCCGTCGAGTATCAATGCACAGGCGGCAAGGCGGCTCAATTCTAATAGAAATTTTAATACTGTTAAGCCACCTCTTGGTGGCTTTTTTCATTTTTTAGCATAAAATCTGCTACTCTCTTGGATATTACCTACAGGGAATGAATATGAAAATCTTGCTATTAATAACTTTTTTGTTTGGCATTAGCGGATGTTCAACTACGAATTTAGAAAATGAAGCGCCAATTTTTGTTGGTCATTCTTCTAAATCGCCTGATGAAATGAATAAATGCTTATCTCCAAAATGGGTTGCTCTTAAAGCATCCTCTACCAGTGTACCCACTAAAGATGGGTATCAAATCTCCTCTTCTGATGAGTGGATGGGCGCTGTATCATTAGTGAAAATTGATAAAGCGTCGAATGGCGGTTCTGATATAAAAGTCTATGCCTTATCCAAAGGCTGGAACGATCCTTGGGGAAGCGCTGCTCGCTCATGCCTTTAATGAACTAATATCTAGCCAAACCACCTTAAGGTGGTTTTTTTATTATAGGAAAAAATATGACACCTATAATCGAAGAGAGAATGGTGACCATAGAATTATATGGACTACTCGGTAAATTGTTTGGAAAATACCATGAAAGGTTAGTTCGTACTAATGCTGAAGCTATACATGCTCTTTGTAAAACAATAGATAATTTTGAGCGGTTTCTTAATAGCAGTAAATTAAGAGGATTAACATTTGCGATATACAGAGGTAATAAAAATATTGGGCTAGATGACATGGGATACCCAGTAACAAATGAGGTTATAAAAATAGTTCCTCATATCATCGGTAGTAAAAAAGCCGGTGCTTTACAAACAATTTTAGGGGCCGTCTTGGTTGTGGTGGGCGTGGTTATTGGCTATTTCGCTGGGTGGACTGGTGTGGGTTGGGCTATTGGCTCAAAGATGGCAATGATGGGAGGAGCCATGATGTTAGGTGGTGTGGTCCAAATGCTTTCACCTCAGCCCGCCGGGCTCGCCAGCAAACAGGACGCCGATAATCGCGCATCATATGCGTTCGGCGGTGTGACAAATACAGCCGCGCAGGGGTATCCCGTTCCAATTGGATACGGAAAACGTCGTATTGGCGGCGCGATTATTTCCGCCGGAATTTACGTCGAAGATCAACAATAACCCTCCTGATTATTTCCTCACAGTCACCGCCGCCTGGCGGTTTTTTTATGGGCGCAACATGGCAGAACTTATCAAAGGGCGCAAAGGCGGCGGCTCCAAACAGCGCACGCCCACGGAACAACCGGACGATCTCCAGTCGGTGGCAAAAGCGAAAATCCTTATCGCCCTGGGCGAGGGGGAGTTTGCTGGTGGACTGACAGGGCGCAATATTTTTCTGGATGGTACCCCGATTGAAAACCCGGACGGCTCCCGTAACTTTTCCGGCGTCGCCTGGGATTTCCGTCCCGGTACCCAGGCGCAGCCCTATATTCAGGGCATGCCGGGTTCTGAAAACGAAATCAGTGTCGGCACGGAAGTTTCAGGCACCACAGCCTGGACGCGCACGTTTACCAACACGCAGTTGTCTGCCGTTCGCCTGCGTATCAAATGGCCGTCACTTTATCGCCAGGAAGATAACGGGGATCTGGTGGGCAATTCGGTTGCCTATGCAGTTGACCTGCAGACGAATGGTGGAGCGTGGCAGACTGTTATCAGTACGGCCGTAACCGGAAAAACCACCACGGGTTACGAGCGCAGTCACCGTATTGACCTGCCGCGTGGGGGCAGTACCTGGACATTACGGCTTCGCAAACTGACGCCGGATGCCAACAGCGCCAGAATCGGTGACACCATGACGCTGCAGAGCTATACGGAAGTCATTGACGCCAAGCTGCGTTATCCGAACACAGCGCTGCTGTACATCGAGTTCGACTCCAGCCAGTTTAACGGCAGCATTCCGCAGATTTCCTGTGAACCCGCGATGCGCGTGATCCGTGTGCCCGATAATTATGATCCGCTGACACGCGCCTATAACGGCACCTGGACGGGCGGGTTTAAATGGGCCTGGACAGATAACCCGGCGTGGATTTTTTACGACATCGTGGTCGCCGATCGCTTTGGCCTGGGTCACCGGCTGACGGCGGCCAATATCGATAAATGGACGCTGTACCAGGTGGCACAGTACTGCGATCAGCTGGTACCGGACGGAAAAGGCGGAAATGGCCTGGAGCCACGTTATACCTGTAACGTTTACGTGCAGGACCGTAACGAGGCTTATACCGTGCTGCGGGACTTCGCGGCTATCTTTCGTGGCATGACCTACTGGGGCGGCAACCAGATCGTGGCGCTGGCAGACATGCCACGCGATATTGATTACAGCTACACCCGCGCCAGCGTCGTAAACGGTGAATTCGTTTACTCGAGCAGCACGACCAAAACCCGTTACACCACAGCGCTGGTCTCTTATTCCGACCCGGCTAACGGTTACGCTGACGCCATGGAGCCGGTGTTTGAACAGCCACTGGTCGCACGCTACGGGTTCAACCAGCTTGAGATGACCGCGATCGGCTGCACCCGGCAGAGTGAAGCAAACCGCAAGGGGCGCTGGGGGATACTGACCAACAACAAAGACCGCATCGTCACTTTCTCCGTTGGGCTGGACGGTAACATCCCGCAGCCAGGCTATATCATCGCTGTCGCAGACGAAATGCTGTCCGGTAGAGTCACTGGCGGCCGCATCAGTTCGGTTAACGGGCGCGTGATCAACCTCGACCGCGTGCCTGATGCAAAGCCGGGCGATCGCCTTATTCTCAATCTTCCTTCCGGCGCGTCACAGGCCAGAACAATCCAGGCGATCAACGGTCAGGCCGTTACGGTCAGTATCGCTTACGGAGAAATACCGCAGGCGGAAAGCGTCTGGGTAGTGGAGTCTGATGAACTTTATGCCCAGCAGTACCGGGTGGTGAGTGTCAGCGACAACAACGACGGCACATTTACCATCTCAGGCGCGTTTCACGATCCGGATAAGTATGCCCGCATCGATACCGGCGCCATCATTGACCAGCGTCCGGTAAGCGTGATCCCGCCGGGCAGCCAGTTTGCGCCGGAAAACATCACCATAGGCTCTTACTCTGTGGTGAATCAGGGCATCAGCATTGAAACGATGCGCGCCAGCTGGAACCCCGCTCCGAACGCGATCGCGTATGAAGCGCAGTGGCGCCGCAACGACGGGAACTGGGTGAACGTGCCGCGCAGTTCGACCACGTCGTTTGAAGTGCCGGGCATCTATGCAGGGCGCTACCTGGTGCGCGTCCGCGCCATCAACGCGGCGGAGATATCCAGCGGCTGGGGATACTCTCAGGAGAAAGCGCTCACGGGTAAAGTCGGTAACCCGCCGAAGCCGATTAATTTCGCGGCCACCGGCATTAACTGGGGCATTCGCCTCACCTGGGCTTTTCCACCCAACACAGAAGACACGCTGAAAACGGAAATTCAGTACACGCCGCGTGATGACCATGCCGATCCGCTTTTGCTGTCGGATGTGCCATATCCACAAATGGATTACACCCAGCTGGGTTTACGGGCGGGCCAGATTTTCTGGTACCGCGCTCAGCTGGTCGACAAAACGGGCAATGAATCAGGCTGGACCGACTGGATCAGGGGCATGGCTAACGACCAGGCCGCCGATTATCTGGAAGATATTGCCAAAGATCTGCTGACGTCAGAGGACGGGAAGCGCCTGACAGAGCAGATTGATTTCACCCTGGCAGGACAGATGCAGGTCACACTTGCGCAGGTGGAAGGGGCACAGATCCAGTATGAACAGGTGGGACTGGCGCGCGCTGAAATTTCGCAGGCCAGGATTACTATTGCCGATAACGAACGGGCTTTTGCACAGTACCAGGAGCTTGTGGCCGTTCAGTTTGGCGATGCTGCAGCGGAAATCAACGAGGTTAAAACCGCACAGGCGACTGCGGATGAGGCGTTTGCCGAATACCGGCTGTCAGTAGCGGCGGATTTTAAAGGCGTTAACAGCAACATCACCACTATTCAGGAAGCGCAGGCCAGCGCAGAACAGGCTTTTGCCCAGTACCAGACGCAGGTCGCGACGAAGTTTGGCGATCAACAGGCCGCCATCAATCAAAAAATGACTGCCTATGCGGACGCAACCACCGCCAATGCAATTTACACCCTGAAAACGGGTGTGAAATACAACGGTAACTACTACGACGCCGGGCTGTCTGTGGCGGTCATAGCTGACGGTTCAGCGGTAAAAACCCGCGTGGCGATTAATGCCGATCAGTTCGTGATGTTGTCGGGGCAGGGCGGCGTCATGTACTCGCCTTTTGCCATCGTTAACGGTCAGGTGTTTCTGAGCTCCGGATTCATCCAGGACGGAACGATCACGAATGCCAAAATTGGCCAGTACATCCAGTCCAACACATGGGATGGCACCGGAAATGTGGGCTGGCATATTAACAAAAGTGGGTTTGCGTGGTTCGCCGGCGTAACCGTCAGGGGAACTGTTTATGCCGAATCCGGCTCCTTCAGGGGCACGGTTTATGCGACTGATGGTGAGTTCAGAGGCACTGTGTACGCCAGCGGAGGCAAATTTACAGGGACGGTGGAAGCCAGCAGCTTTATCGGCGACGTGGCCAACGGCATGGTATTTGATGATGCGCCGAACGGTTATGTTCGGTCCTTCCAGTATGTGGACAGCGCAACATTCAACCTCGCAAAACAGGTCGTTGTAATGATGAACGTCAGGGTTCAGGGAGCCAATAGCGGCTCTGTTGGGGCGATTGCCACCATAACGATAAATGGTGTCTCAAGGTCGTTTAACTTTAACACCCCTGGTTCCGGGGTGTTTTCGGCAGCAGTCATGCACAGCGTGCGCACCTCCGAACGGGTAATCAACGTGTCATGCGTAGTGAACGCAGATCAGCAACTGCCGGGCGCGGGTGCGTCGATATCCTCACCCACCATGCTCATCCTGCGTGGCTCCGGCTCATTCGCGCAAACCGCTTAAACTAACCCGCTCCGGCGGGTTTTTTATTGCCTGTAATCAGGAGACATTATGTCCGCAGGAACTCTTAAACTGACCAACAATTCAACGGCGGTGGTTGGTACCAGTACGTTATTCACCACGGATTTAAAACCGGGCGATTTCATCACCGCGACAATCGGCGGCGTGTTGTACACCCTGCCGGTTGATACCGTCACAAGTAATACAGCCGCTACTCTGGTCAGCCCGTTCACGGGGCCAACCACCACGGGTGCGGCGTGGGCAGCGGTGCCCCGCAAGGTGCTCAGTCAGGTCACGGCTGACCTGGTGGCGCAGACGACTGCTGCAATGCGCGGGATGAATAATGACAAAGCTAACTGGCAATCATTTTATTCTGCTGCCGGAGATATCAACATCACCCTGCCGGACGGTACAAAGGTTCCGGGGCCGTCATGGACAAAAATGGCCGGGCTGGTCAGTTCCTCTCAGCAGTGGCGCGGCAATCTGCCCGCTGCAGCAAACCTGAATGCCTACGGACCGATTCCCGACTTTACCGGGACCTGGAACCGTTCATCAAACACCAACACCACTGCCGAGTACGGATTCCCGGAAGACAACGCGCAGGGGATTCTGGAAGTGTTTGCCGGCGGACGCTACGGAGGTATGCAGCGCTATACGGTATCGATGAACGGCAATGTTTATGTCCGCTCGCTGTCTGGCGCATGGAACGGGACCGACGGGCCATGGTCCGACTGGTTGCCGGCAGGAATTCAGACGCGGATGTCTTTTTTTACCGGCGACCTGAACACGCTGAAGGCACCTGGTGAATGGTCGGTTACCACGCCCTTTACCGGCGGCCCGACGGACATACCGGGTATCTGCGAAGTTATCCCACGGCTCAACGGGACTGGACTGCTTCAACGCTATACCGCGATCGCCACAGGTGCTGCGAGCATTAACCGCACCTGGCAGCGTACGTTATCCGGAACAACGTGGTCCGGATGGGACCCGGTTGGTATTAAGCCCCTCAATGATTTGGGTATCGGGATACCTAACAGCACATTAAGTAATCTGGACTGGCAAACCTTCAGTTTTGTTAACGGCGCAGCCTATCAGTTAAATGCCGCCAACTGGCTGAACGCGCCTTCGCCACTTGATACCTACACGGCAGGGACGTTTGCCCTGAACGTGACTAACGTATCGGGTGATGTAACGGCCAGTGCGGGGAATGCGTGGATACATTTCACCGCGACATACTATTCCGCAGGACTGTCGCGGCGTATTTATCAGGGTGTTTTCCGTGGTCCGGTCGGTGCCAGGGTTTACCATATTGAGGAAATTTTCACTGACTCCCGTGTTATCCCGGTGGCGAATGGCGGAACAGGGGCCACCACTCCGGGCGGCGCGCGTTCCGCTCTGCAACTCGGCGACTCCGCGACTAAAAACATTGGCACTGGTGCTGGCACCGTTGCAGCGGGTGATGACTCTCGTCTCGTAAACTCCGCATCAGCAAAGGGCTCCTCATATACGGGTGTTATCGACTTCCTTAATAATTCTACCTCGGGCGACTTCGGCGAGTCGGTGATAGTAAGAGCGGCGCATGGCCAGACGATCGGGTCTGAATTCGTTAATAACGTTATTAAGGTCTTCGCCAACGATGGGGCGTTTACTCGCTTTCAGCACCGTGTAACAACTTACCATGCCGCCCGCATAGTGGTGGCCCCAGTGACTGGTGGTGCCGCAACGTTTGAGTTCGCCCAAACGGGCAATGCGGTGGCCAGTGGTTCGTGGGTAAACGCCGGATCTGATGAACGCATCAAGACTAAGATCAAGCCTATAGAAAATCCGCGTGATATCCTGATGGGCATCAGGGCGGCCACATGGGAGTACACCCATAAAGGATCCGTTGGTCGTTTCGGTATCGGGGTTATTGCTAACGATATCAGCAAATACTTCCCGGACGGCGTGATCAACACTGGTTCGCGCGAGCTGGATGACGGCACAGTTATTAATGATGTGTTGGCAGTTGAGGCGGGCGATTCCGGTTCCATGGTGGCGGTGCATCATGCGGTATTGCAGTCACTTGTCGAGGAAAATCGTACACAACAGCTCGAAATTGAAGCACTTAAATCAGACATGGAAGGGCTGAAGAAAATAGTGGAGGGGCTTATCACTAAATAATTCAGCCCGTTACGCCTGGCGCTTCAATTGATAGCCAAACCCGATATTGATCGGCTTAATGATTAAAACTACTGTATATAAAAACAGTATAATTATCAGGAGTCGATTTTTATGGAATTTTACACGCCAGCAGAACTGCGCGGCATTGTCGCGCTGCCATTATACGGTGACCTTGTCCAGTGCGGGTTTCCGTCTCCCGCCGCCGACTATGTCGAACAACGCATCGATCTGAATGAGCTGATGATCCAGCATCCCAGCGCGACCTATTTTGTGAAGGCGGCGGGGGATTCGATGATTGAAGCAGGTATCAGCGATGGCGACCTGCTGGTGGTGGACAGTTCCAGGACGGCGGAACACGGGGATATCGTGATCGCGGCGGTGGGCGGGGAGTTCACCGTTAAGCGCCTGCAGTTGCGCCCGACCGTTCAGCTTAATCCCATGAACAGCGCCTATTCGCCTATTTTCGTGGGCAGCGAGGACACGCTGGATGTATTCGGGGTGGTGACATACATCGTTAAAGCGACAAACTGAAATGTTTGCCCTGGTCGATGTGAACAGCTTTTACGCTTCGTGCGAAACGGTGTTCAGACCCGATTTAAAGGGGCGGCCCGTCGTTGTTCTCTCGAATAACGACGGGTGCGTTATTGCCAGGAGTGCCGAGGCCAAAGAAATCGGCATAACGATGGGTGAGCCGTTCTTTAAGCAGCGCGATGTATTCCGGCGCTATAACGTGGCCACGTTCTCCAGCAACTATGAGCTGTACGCGGATATGTCGAACCGGGTGATGACGACGCTGGAAATTATGAGCCCCCGAGTCGAAATTTACTCCATCGATGAGGCGTTTTGCGATCTCACCGGCGTGCGTAACTGCCGGAACCTGGAGGACTTTGGAAAGGAAATCCGCGCCACGGTTTTGCAGAATACCCACCTCACCGTGGGAGTCGGCATTGCCCAGACCAAAACCCTGGCAAAACTGGCGAACCACGCCGCGAAGAAATGGCAGCGGCAGACCCGTGGCGTCGTTGATTTGTCGAATGTCGATCGCCAGCGCCGGCTGATGTCCATCGTGCCTGTGGAAGACGTCTGGGGAGTGGGGCGGCGCATCAGCAAAAAGCTGAACGCCATGGGGATCACCAACGCCTGCCAGCTGGCTGACACCTCGACCTGGGTAATCCGGAAGCATTTTAACGTCGTGCTCGAGCGGACCGTGCGGGAGCTGCGCGGTGAACCCTGTCTTGAACTGGAGGAGTTCGCGCCGGCCAAGCAGGAAATTGTCTGCTCCCGGTCGTTCGGTGAACGGGTAACGGAATATGAGCAGATGCACCAGGCAATCTGCAGCCATGCGGCGCGTGCTGCGGAGAAGCTGCGTGGTGAGCACCAGTACTGCCGTTATATTTCCGCTTTTGTAAAAACCTCGCCGTTCGCCATCAACGAGCCGTACTACGGCAACAGCGTGTCCGTAAAACTCCTCACACCCACCCAGGACTCCCGGGACATAATTAACGCCGCGGTGCGCTGTCTGGATAATATCTGGCGGGACGGCCACCGGTACCAGAAAGCAGGCGTGATGCTGGGCGATTTCTTCAGCCAGGGCGTGGCGCAACTGAACCTGTTTGACGACGCGGCCCCACGACGCAACAGCGCGCAGTTAATGGAAGTACTGGATCATCTCAATGCGAAAGGTGGAAAGGGCACGCTTTTTTTCGCAGGGCAGGGGATCCATCAGCAGTGGCAGATGAAAAGGGACATGCTTTCGCCGCGCTACACTACGCGGTTTTCTGATCTACTTGTTGTTCGCTAAACAGAAAAGGGTTGGGTGCGCACCCGTGAGCAAAGCTCAGGAAGTTATAATGAGGTTTTAATTTATTTCAGAATATACGTTTAGGGAATAAGGGCTTACAAGAATGGGACTTTGTCCCGGGGTTGGACAGGGGTTTTACCATCATTTTGCCATCTTTTTACCATCACCAAATCTCAGGCATAAAAAAACCAACCGCAATGGGTTGGTTTTCTTAGGGAATTTTGGTCGGCACGAGTGGATTTGAACCTCCGACCCCTGACATCCCATGTTAGGGTCTATATGATATAACGTAATGAGTATCATTTAGACATACAGTATTAATAATCTAATCGGCTTTTTTCTTGATAATAAAAAATTTTGCGGATATTAGTTAGATGTATGAGAAAATCCATTTGTGAGGATTGAAATGACAAAATTAAAAGATGAACCCATGGTGAGAGTATCCGAAGTGGATGGTTTTGAATTGAGGACAATACAATACCCTGATAATAGTATTGAAAGAATTTATAAAGACAAGGGGATAATTTTACCCCGCATACCGTTAAAAGGCCGTTTTGTAGAGCAATATGTGGCATTAAATTTGCTTGATAAAGACCTTCGGAATGTTATAGGTTGGGAGAGCATAATTAAAGAGATTTGCGATGGTATAGATAAACAAGAAAATTTTAATAAGCCAGATGTGCAAAAAAACCTTATGCTAAAGTCTTTATTTATATCTAAAATCACAACATATGGTAAATGCTTTACAGAAGCGAAAGGACGTCGATTCACCTTACAAAGAAGTCATGTTCCAGAGCAATATAGAGATTTACATGATTCTATTATGAACATTAGACATAACTTTGCTGCTCATAAAGGGGAATTTCAATATGAGCAAGGTCGATTGTCCTTAACTTTACCAGGAGCTAAGAAAAGAAGGTATTATCATATATTTTCAGAGGTTGATCAAATCAACTATGGTATAGGCAAGGGGGATAATGAAAGATTAATGAGGCTATATCAATCATTACGTGATTTCATTAAAGAAAAACAAGATAAATTAATAAAGAAAATATATGAAGAAAAAATCCATACGCATTCTATGGAATATTGGTTGAGCCGAGTTGGAAAAGAAACAGAAATATAG